TATATAAATTCAATACCAAGCTAGATAACGTGCTTCTTGGAACTCCAAGCGTAGTCCAATCAGTAAGATCTTCAACAATTAATCCATCCTGTGCAACATTTGAAGTTGCGTAAATTAAAATGTTACTCATAGTTATTTAATTTATTTGTTTTTCATCTCCTCTACTAACATCTTCATTGAATTGCTTTAGAGCCCTTGTGTAAGTTAACTCCATATTTTGCTCTGATACCATTGGTTTATATTGAAAATAAGCCTTATTCATATCATACATGTTGTTTTGAAAGAATATAACACCTGTTTTTAGTGAATATTTATCAAGCTTTTCATCTAAAACCTCTTTAGATACCTTGCTGGATTCAAGTGTTGCTATTCTTGAGTTTACCTCTACTAACGAATATAGAAATGCAAGAAATAATACAGATCCAGTTACAATTAAAACATTAATTGTTTTTCTTAATTTACTGAAAATCTTATTGCTTTCTGTTTTAATATTTGTCAAAACAAGATTGCTCTCATTTATCAGAGCGTGCAGTTGCTCTTCTGCTGTTTTAATAGAATCTTCACTCATAGATTTCAACCTAAATAATTTATTAATTTCTTATCGCTTTACCATTATAAACAATGGTTTTTTTATTGTTTGACACTGATTTTCTCGTTGACGTACTTGGATACGCTGAGTGTTTTAACAAAACCATTGATGTGTAAGGTTCTAGTATTACAGATGTGTGATCTGCATTATTTACAATATCTCTATAATTTTGATCTAGAATAACCGTCTTTTCTATTGACGTTGTATTATATTCAATTATTACATCATCACTTCCTAAATCAATTGAGGTATAAGTTGAATTTGCCTCTTTTGAAGTTAAAGTCTTCCAACCAGCAAAAGACCGACGAGTGTATGACCATCCGGGAGTAGTAAACCAATTTAAAAAGTCATTAGTATTACTACTACTACCGATCAATGTATTGTAATCACTCGTTCCAATAAAGTTTATAATATCATTTGTATTACTACTATATTCATATATTACAGCATTTGGAAGTGGGGAATTTACTATAACATTATTTGTAATAGTATCATTATGTGTATAACCAGAAACCGTATTAGTAGTACTTAATTGAAAACCAGCCAAAGCAGACTTGTAGAAGGTATTATGATGAAGTGATACATTAAAAATATCATTGCTATGAAAACCCCATTTAGCACATGAAACAATAGTATTATTATATAATTCAATTCCATTTGTTGCATTATCGCAGTATAGTCCGTTTGCATTTGAATTTAAAATAATATTATTATACACCTTAACTCCTGACCAGATTATAGTTGGATCATTAAGCCATGTATAAATTGCACCACCATCTGTTAATAAATAATTACAGCCATCTATTACATTGTATCTGACAATGAATCCACTATTGTAATAAGAAATTGCATTATATCCTGAATTGGTAACACGGCAGTATTCAATTAATCCACCAGTGCTTCTAACCTTTATCCCCATAGCAAGACTTGATCCACCAGAATACGGCAACATTCCTGAATGTACGCCAGATGAATCTACCTCACAATTTGAAATACTTGTTGATGCAGCATCTATATCAATTCCCGCATTATTATTGTTATTTATACTACAATTATCAACCGAAATTGTATTACTTCCATAGCCAAATATTCCAGTATGACCAATCGACTTAATGGCACAATTTGTAATTGATATTCCTGAACATACGCTAAAAAACATACCGTAAGTATTTGACCCTTCAATTGTCAGATTGCTTATTGTAATGGTATTTTTTAAATTAAGTGTAATTAGATTTTCAATCTTTGCAGCTTTAACGACATAACTACTAGGATTATTCGCCCCAAAATACATATACATATATGTCCCATCACAATACCAATCGCCCAATGCGGTAAGTGTTTTTAAGTCGTTTTGGATGAAATATTTATATCCTCCTGATGCCTCAAATGAATGTGATCCGCCAGCGGTATAATTAATAGTACTGTTTGTATGATTTGTAATCAGACTTCTATCTATTGTCCACTTATCAACTACCATTACAACTTCAGCACCAGTCCAATTTGGAGAATTGGTTAATTGATTGTCTGTAATTGATGTTCGATTAACAAAAGACTCAAAAGTTAACCACCCTGTTTTTGGGTATCTACCTTTCGGGGTATTTACACCATTTACAGTAACCATATTACAGGTGTTGGATGCAGTCGTTGAAGCCCTATATATTCCATTGCCTTGATCAGTCCATCCCGAAACAGTTTCAAATCCACTAATGATAGGATTACTACCTGTACCATAAGCACCAAAGGCAAGAGTAGAACGAGGAACAGTAATTGATCCATAAAACGTATCTCCTTTCCTGAATAGAATTTGATCACCAGAAGCAAATGTAAAAGCATTTAGCTTAGTTAAAGTTTGCCACGCCAATGATTCTGTAAGTCCTGAATCAGAATCAGAACCATCCGTACTACTTACATAGTAAATTGCAGTATGTCCTATTAATGACATCTGAATCATTAACAGTAAAATGATCAGTCGTTTCATTAATTTACGGTTGTATTATCAATAACTGGCTTGATGTCTAATATAATAACCGGAGAATCAGACATCATAGAATATGTGTCGTTGTAGCTAGTCCAAAATGTGTACCTATTTGCAAACGTATAACTTGTTATATTGTCAACAGCCCAAGTTGTAGTCGATGAGTAGTAATTGTTATAATCTATTGTTCCTGTTTTTAGACTTGTTGCAGCACTGTCAAATCCAGATGCCGGATAGCACATTATCGCTTTATTTCCTCCGATAAAATTATTCTGCGTAATCACATTACCAGTAGATAATAAGTCTGAAGCTGGGTTAATTACAGACAAACACTCCCATGTTGGTACATTGCTAACAAATGTATTATACTTAATGATGCAATTTTTTGCACCTTTCAGATAAATTGGTCTTGCGGACGACATATAGTTTCCTGCGAAATAAGCATTCCCAACTGCTGATGCAATTGTCTTAATCACAATTGCCATGTTATTTCCGTCATCAATAGCCGGAGCATGGAATGTATTATTTACGCAATAAATCTTATTCGTTCCACGTCCTGCCAATATTGCATGATCAAATGTGTTGTTAATATAAGAAAAGTTGTTATTCCTTACATCAACAGTAAAATCGGTAAATGTTGGAGCTGCCGTGTTTTCTCCAAACTGAATTGCAGATGCACCGCTAAAGTCTATTGTAAAATTAGAATCGTAAACAGCAATCTTACCGTGATTATTGCTGTAATAAAGCAGTGCAAAATTTTTGCAATTAAACGTACAACTTTTTATAAGAATTTGCTCATTTACACCAGACTCCCCATATGCTATTGACGGAGTTGAGCCAGATGTATTAATTATACAATTATCAAACTCAATATGAATTGTATTAGTACCAGCAATTGTAGAAGTTCTACTATATGCTTTTGGACTAACTCCAGTGTTTGAAAGTGTAAATATACAGTTCTTAAACTTGTTGTAGTTGTTTGAAGTGTACGCCTCGCTTTGTATCAGTGTGGCATTTTGATTAGAAGTAAAGGTTATGTTTTCAAATGTCATACTATTACAATCCCTTAGCCTAATACCATAAGCTGTTGCTGTTGTTTGAGAAATTATAACAGCACCATTGTTTGCCACATTACCCCGAACTAAAACGCCTTTTGTATTTGTGTTCACCAACCAATAACCACCACTCTCACTTGCAAGATTATATGTTCCGTCAATAAGCTGCAATATATCCCCATTTGCAGCAGCGGCATAAGCATCTGTCAAAGTTGTATAAGTCTGACCCACGCCAACCATTCTAACAGTTCCTGTATAAGTTAAATTCTGACTTGCTACCCTTGCTTTTTGCTCTACTATTTTTGTGGCATAAGGTGTTGGGAATAATGCGTCAACCTGCGCTTTTGTATATGCAATAGAACTAAATGGAATAGTATCTGCTAACTGAAAATACTTTGCATCAGACTCGGTCTTATTATAATATCTCTGCCCAAATGAAATAGAACAAATAAATACAGCAATTAAAACAAAAAATAATCTTTTCATTTGGTTATAGTTTTATATAGTTAAAAGTAAGGGTGTGGGTGTCTGGCGCTGGAAGCGTGGCATCAGGGGTGATCGTATAAAACGTAACGGTTCCAAGAGCTCCATCTTCAGTATAATCTACATCAAGAGTCATTTTTAGCTGATTAAAAAACACTTCAATTGAATTCGCAACAAATGCATTAGTAGTAAATATCTTATTTGATCCAGTCATTTCGGATGACTTAGCTGGCTCATTTATAACAAAATTAGATAAGGCACTCACTGCTCCTGATCCAATATTCTTTATTGCTACTTCTATGCGTTTTAACATTCCAGTAATTTCGCTTGCCATAATATTTATTTTTTAGATGTTTGTGTTTTATTTTTAGCTATTGATTCTGTTGCCTGATTGTGACGAGATTTTTCATCTAAGTCCTTTATTTTCAGCTTGTAATCCTGCTCTAATTTATCTCGTTGTAATTTAATTTTCTCCATGTCAGATGCATCTTCTTCAGTATAATCTCCCTCTTTACCAATTAATGCTATCTGAAGTTTTGTTTCATTCTCACGCTGGCTAATAAGATCTTGCAATTGAAGTTCTAGCTGTTTCATTTTTTCATTAGACTGAACTTGAGCTTGCATTGCTTCGTTTTGAGCCTGACCTTCTTCAGACTTACTCTGCTTCATGGAATTCTCATCTTGCTCTATTCTTCTCATTACAGATGTTAATGATGAATCTGTAAATATTTTCATTACAGTAGAGAATGACAACATTTGATTCTGAAGTCCAGCATGAGCTAATTGCTCTAATTTTTGCTTAAGCTCCATATCTCCCATATCATTGTCAACCATGATATCGTAATCCATTTCAGCGAATTCGTCACCATCGACATCAAGCATTGTCATTATCTTATCGTCAGTAATATATTGCAATTTCTTATTGCGTCCTTTTAGGGCAATTTTAGCCGTTTCTAGCAACGCAATTAATGCACGCTTGCGTACGTTATCGTGTATCATAAAAAGCTCTTCAGTGCTGTGAGAACTACTTGAAATGGCGCGTTCTACACCACCAACAGTTTCACGATTATCAACTTGTCCTTGGCGCTGTTTAGAAACACCAGAAATCTCAAACATCTCACCTTTGAGATATTCAAGTAAACTAATGTATAATTGAATTGAATTACCAACCTCTAAGTCTAATGGTCTTCCAGAGGTATTAAAGTTGCCAGCAATCTTTCCAGTAGCAGCACCCTTTGTACCTTCCTTAAAGCTATCAACTACAGAGATGTTATCCTGCTCAATAAAATACAACCATTTCTGATAATCCCAACCAGCTGGCATTCTGGCCTTGTCTAACTCTAGAATTTTGCCATAGTTCTTTGCAATAGTTTTGTTGAGCCTATCTTTAACTGCATCAAACAGATATTGATATGGTTTCATCCTATCTAATAGAGATACAGCTTTCGCCTGATTTGTATTATATATTTGACCAATAATACCAGCGTGACATTGAGCTGGATTATTAAGGCGCATATATTGCACTTTCTTGGGGCGCATATTGATATATACTTCCTTTCCTATCTTAATACCTTCCCAAATCTCATTAACCCAAAGGTCTTCTGATTCTTCTCCAGCAAACTGATCAACTCTATAGGTCTCATCTTTAAATGAATACATCTCTTCACCAGTCTGCGGATCGTATGCCTTGACGGATTTTATTTTACGTTTAGATTTCCAATATATACGCAGGACTCTAACGTTACCCATATTATCTACATATGATGAATTTGGAAGTCCGGCAAAGTTGTTTCCCATCCATACGAACGAATCAACTGTATTATTTTCTAAATTATCCTCTGTTATGAGGGGAGAATATAAGAAAGCACTCCGTTCGTCCATGTTGCCCATCTCATCAGTTTGTACAAGATTTTGGTTTGATATAGACTCAATATATTCAACATCTTTATCTTTAAGGTCTTCATAGTAATTATCAATGATCCTAGCTGGCGACCAATAATCGTCAAGAATAATAATGTCAGCATCTTCTATTTTAGATGAATAACCACTTCTAAGAGTATATACTTTTCTTGGATTAAGACATTCCATTGTAGGCTCGCCGCTACATATGTCGAATTGATATATCTCCTCAGCAGCGATAAGAACATCCTTAAACCCCTGATTCATTTTGAAGTTAAAGTCTAACTCCTTGATATAATGTTTTAATAACCAATTAGCTCTCTTCTCACGAAGGTCTTGCCAATTATAGTTAAAATATTGCTGTAATCTTTCTATTTCTTTCTCAGCCTCTTTCTCATCTGGATATTCAGCTGTGATAATCTGAAGTATCCTTTCTTGAGCGTCCTTAACCTTATCAATTTCAATTGCAGATATAGCATCATCATTACACACCTTAACAATGTAATCATGTTTTCTACGAGATTCCTCACCTATTAATACGTTTAATGGATTGTTAATAATTGGGAAATGCTGTATTTGACTCGGTATAAGACCAACCCGTTTATTCATCGGGTTAAGAGTCTTCTTCATATCTTCTTCATGCAATATGCCGTTAAATAAGTCGTAGTTAATCTTTTTGCCACGCAATGATCTGCGTACATTATTATTAAAAAGATAACTATTCTTGTCCGCCCAATCTAAATGAGACTTTCTCCACTCTAGATTTTTCTTTGAAGATG